CTTTGGCGGGAATGATGTATCACGATACAGACGTAAGAGCTGAAAGGGAAGTTACCGAAACCCCTAAAGAGGTGGTAATACCAAAAGGCTGCAAGGAATACCGATTTGATGCTTCGGGCTTTTTAAATGAGCATATCTATGTTTTCAAATGCGTAGCTAGAAATGAGAAGAACGCCCGTAGAAAGTTTAAAAACTATCAGTCAAGTATTACAAAATGAAGCTAAAGGCTAAAAATATACGGGGTGGAGACTAAAAAAGTAGATGTTTCGACAGAAAAACTTTACAAACCAATAGAAGAGTTTGCTTGGCAAGATGCTTCTTTTGAAGATATAGAAAAAATACCCGGTTATAAAGAGCTTATCAATTCTACTGAACCTAACGATGATGTTACAGTTAGAATAGGGACTCATAAGGAAATTAGCATCGAAAAGCTAGAACAAAAGACTAAGTAAACAGAACTATGAAAGACAAAGAAGAATGGATAGAGATGGACATTAAAGATTTCGCCAATGTCCCTAAGAACATTACAGTTAATGACTTAACAAAGAAGTACCAAGAAACTAAAAATGAAATTTGTTTAGCTCTTATTCAAATACTATGTTTCGGGAAGTGTCAAATAAACTTATTAGCATTTAAACTATGACTAACCTACTACTATAATGGAAGAATACAACCCTAAAGACTACAAAGCGGGAAAGCAACAAACTAAACCCGAAGGAGAAATAAAAGCTCTATTAGAAGGAATGATAGAAGCAGTACAACATATAACAGAACCCGAACTATTCCAATACTGGTTAGCAGTTTACGATGGTAGAAGGTACGGACTATGTTATTTTAGAGAAAGGAAGAAGTTACCAAACCATAAAGACCATTTGTAATGCACCCAACAAGAATATTTAAAAGTCCAGAAGATTTAGAAAGTGCCTGGAAAGAATACAAAGCGGATATTGAAAAGCAGTCTGAAGAATGGCTCAAAGTTCAATATGTAGGTAAGGACGGAGACCGTAAAGCAGACCCCCAAAAAGTGCCTTACACTTTAGAAGGGTTTAAAAGGTTTTGTAGAAGTAAAAAAAAGTATGGAGAAGTAGAACAATACTTTACTAATCAAGATGGTTTGTATAGCGACTTTATTGGTATCTGTTCGCACGTGAAAGAGGAGATACGAGAAAATCAAATCGTTGGTGGGATGTTAGGCTTTTACAATCATAGTATTACTCAAAGGCTAAATAGCTTAGTAGAAAAGAAAGAAACCGAACTGAAAGGAAGCTTAAACATTCCTAACCTACCAGACATTGGCAACCGAAAATAAATACCAATACACAAAAGGGTACTTCAAAATACTTGACTTAATCCAAAGCAACTCAGAAGAAGATGTATTTATAATACGAGGGGGGCAAGGGGCAAGCAAAACCATTTCCATTATACAGTTAATTATTCAATCTCTTTTATCATCAACTAAAGAAGCCACAATACTATCTTCAGAGCTATCTAAGATGAAGCGGACGGTAATAAGAGACTACAAGAAAATTGCTAAAGATTGGGGGGTGCTGAATAGTAATGACTTTAACAAGTCCGAAAGCAAACACGAATACCCTAACGAAAGTTATTTAGACTTCTTAGGCGCAGATGTTAATGATGTAGGTAAGGGCTTTAGGCGTGATATATTGTATATCAATGAGGCGGACAAAATGGACATTGATACAGCCGTTCAATTTATATCAAGATGCGACCTTACCATTATTGACTACAACCCCGACAAAATGTTCTGGGGCGATGACTATATTAATAAAAACAACTTTCTTACACTAACCTTTGAAGATAACGAGTTCCTTTCAGAGAGTGAGCGAAAATCTATATTAGACTATAAGCAAAAAGGGTTCTTCAATCCTGAACTACCCAGAAACAAACTGTTTGAAGAAAGCAACGTCAAAAGTAAATATTGGGCTAACAAATGGAAAGTTTACGGGCTGGGAGAGTTAGGAAGTTTACAGGGCGTGGTTTATGAGAACTGGCAAACTATTGACCAATTACCCAAAGATGCAAAGCTTTTAGGCTACGGTATGGACTTTGGATTTACTAACGACCCTTCAGCTTTAGTTGCAGTTTATCGTTACAATAGTGAATTAATAGTTGATGAATGTATTTACCAAACTGGACTATTAAACAGCGATATAATAAGGCTTACCAAACCATTAGAGAAAGCAAAGATTTATGCGGATAGCGCAGAGCCTAAAAGTATAGCAGAATTACAAAGGGGCGGTTTAACCATCTATCCAGTTAAGAAAGGAAAGGATAGCTTAGAATATGGCATACAGTTGTTACAAGATGGATTTAAAGTAACTAAGCGAAGCGTAAACATTATTAAAGAATTACAGGGTTACACTTGGAAAACGGACAGGGCGGGTAATACCACTAACCAACCTATTGATGCTTTTAACCACGCTTTAGATGCTCTTAGATATTGGGCATTAATGGTTCTTGGAGTGAAGAAGCAAAGCAAATACAGGGGTGGGAACTATGGGCGTGTTAAATCAGAGTTTGATTAATGCAAACCGTAACCATAAATAAAACCCAATACTCAATAAAAACGGAATGGTCTGAAGTAACAGCCAAAGAGTTCTATGAGCTGAGACACGAACACACACCAGAACATCTTTTAACTACCCTAAGTAATATCCCAAAGGAACTTTTAGACCAGATGCAAGACTTTCAAAAAGAAAGCTTCTTACCAATTTTTAAATTAGACTTAGAAAGATTAGAGGGTAAGGCTAAACCCATAGCATTAGACATAGCAAAAGAGAGTTATGAGAAGTTAGAAATAGCAAGAGTGCAGCTAAGACTAGCAGAGAATATAACCTACATCTTACCAAAGTTGGCAGAGATATACGGTATTGAGATAGACTGGGATAAACCGATTGAAAAAATAGTTACACAAGGGATGTACATTTTGCAATCAATCTTAACCTTTTTAAAGAAGTTTGAAATACTTTGGAGTGAAGAGCCTACTGACGAACAAAAAGATGCGGGTATTGAAAGATTAGCAGCCTTTGGAAGTAGTGCAACAGTTTATGAGTTAGCAGGCGGGAACATTTTAAACTTTCAAAAAGTATTAGACCAACCCGCAGGCGAAGTATATCAATACTTACTTTACAAACATACACGCTCCGAGTATGAGAATAACTTGATAGAGATACAAGAGCGTGCCAGGAACATACAAAAAAGTAGTTAAGATAATAAAAGAGTGTGCCGAAAGGATAAACCCCACAGGCTCATTTATTCACGGTAAGAGGTTTCAGGTTAGCCAACTAAAAGATACTGATTTACCACTAATCTATTTGCTACCCTACACTATAACAGACGGTGAAGATTGGGACACCCATAATATTCTGATGGGTTTTCTAATGCAAGATGCGCCAGACTCTAACACCACACAAACGGAGAATATACAATATTTAATGAATGAGCTTTGCGCAGCTTTTCAGTATGAGTTGCAGCAAAAAGAGGTAAGATTAGAAAACATCACAACTGAACCACAAGCAGGATTTCAAGGCACACTTTCAGGTTTCGCTTTGTCTGCACGATTGATTGTAAAAGATGATTGCGCACCTGACTATCATATAGGAGATTATGAACACGCCCCCTGGCATAGAGATACGGACGACTTAAATACTGATTATGTTGTGGCAAACAGAAGTTGAGAAGTTCGGAGATAGAGCTGTAAACCAAATTAAAGAGAACATTTACCAAAAGAATGTTACCTCTTACGGTGCTATGAATGCTTCAGGTAAAACAGCCGAAAGTATAGGATGGCGGTTTGATGGTCGAACATTACAGATATACGGGGCGGGTTACATTTTTGTTTTAGAAGATGGGAGAAAGCCAGGGAAAATGCCACCACTTGATGAAATTAAGAAATGGATAAGTGTAAAGCCAGTAAGTAGTGATATTCCGACTAATAGTTTAGCCTATCTAATAGGTAGAAAAATGGCAAGAGAAGGCTCTTTGCTGTATCGTCAGGGCGGTAACTCTGGGATATTGTCGAGCGTGGCTAATGATGATTATATAAATGAATGGCTAACACCCAATGTATTGAAAGCCTTTACAGAAGTAGTAACTGAAACCTTTAAAACAGCAGCGTGAGTACTCTACTATCCCAACCAGATGAATACGCAAACCTTTATGAAGGGTTGGTATATCAGTTTGAAAACAAAAGCACCATTAGCAATTACGCTGATAATGGTGGTAACTTACAAGTAAGAGTTACAGGAGATATTGGCGACTTGATAAATGTAAATGATTTTGTATTTGCCTCGGATTTAGTAGATGTTGCGGACATAAGTAGTCCAAATGTTCAGGTAACTGCAAAAGCAGCTAATGCTAGTGATTGGGACTTGACTCTAAACACTTCCTATGATGCAGGTTATTCGGGTGGCTATATCCGTGCTTTAGTAGAAGGAGAGTTTACAATAAGAACAGGCTTTGATACAGCAGCGCAACCACAATTAATAAGCGGGGTTATCAAGGTAACACCAAACCCACAAGGGATATTAGAGTTTGATGTTCAGGACTATGTACGTTCTAGGTTTATAACACGAGGGCCACAATTCCCTATACTACAAAGCGACACCTTAAATAGCTATGACAACGTAGTAAAGTATTGGGTTCAGGAAACAGGAGAAAGCGCACAAAGTGCAAGATATGCACGTAAGTCAGTTGAGGGTTCAGGTCAGTATTATGGTGTTTTCTATTCTAATTTCAAACAGCCTGTTTCACAATTTAGCAATACCTATTACAAGAACAGGCTAATTTACACGGGAGACACAGCTTACGAGTCAGGAGATACGATTAACCTTTTACTTTTTAAAGGTCAAAGCTTCACATTAACGTTTGATGATACCCTACAAGATGGAAGTTTAACCACCACGCCCGCTAAACCTAGTTGGTGGGGCTATATAGGCGACACGGTATTGACTGGAATAACAGGCGCACCAACTGAGACTGGCATATTCTCTTATACAATAGACGATGGTAGTTTTGACTATACCTTAAACATTGAGGTAATAGAGCCTTTAGAAGCGAAAGAATATTGTAGCGGTGTTATGGTTGCTTGGTGGCATAGGCAAGGGGGGTGGCAGTTCTTCAGCTTTGAAGGTCAGATTGTAGAAGGTTTAAGTAAGCCTAAAACCACCACCGTAAGGCAAAATGATAATGAGTATCTAACATCCATTGAAGAGGTAAGAGACACCCTAGCATTAAACACTAAAACAGCAAGCAAAGAAGTATTAAGGCATTTAAAAAGCTTGTCTTTAGCTACTCAGATTTACAAGGTTAATCTTACCGAAGCTAACGGTATTTACTCAGTTGATAGTTACGAAAGGTATTATTTAGACCCTAGCAGTCGAAGTGTTTTAGCATTACCATTTCAAGCTTCTGAAAATGGGTACACATTGGAGTTGGTAAAATCTCAGGAATTAAAAACCACCAATGAAAGTTAGTATAATCCTAGACCGAGATAAAGTACTTGATGGGCTTCCACCCTCTCAGGATATTGCTTTGAGTTTTTCAGAGGCTCAATTCAATGATATTGTGGCAAGAGGTGGTTCTTATAGCAGCAAGGTTAAAGTTGCTAGAACGAACAACAATGTAAAGCACCTGGGAAACCTGAGTAGTTCACAAGCAAGGGATGGGCTACCTTACCAAAGATTAAGCGCAGAAATAAAAATTAATGACCTAACAGTTTATAAAGGGTTTGCTACTATTCAAGAAAGCGCAGAGTATTTTCAACTACGTTTCTTTCAAGGGGCTAGTGATTTCTTTGATTTACTAGGAGATACTAAACTAACAGAATTAGACCTTACAGACCTTGACCACGATTGGACAGCAAGCAATGTAAATTCAAAGCGTGCAAGTTTAGATGATGTTATTTACCCAAATATAAACTATGGTCGTTGGACGGATGTAGTTAAAGGCACTAGACCACACACCGACTTCTTTCCCGCTGTTAAAATGTTTACACTTTTACAAAGGGCTGCAGATTTATACGGATGGACTATTGACAGCGCAAGCGGGGTTACTTATTTGCCTTTTAGTAAGCAAGACTTCAGGAATATAACGGCAGATTTTGTAAAAGCAAAAATGTCTTTATCTGCTGACTTTACAACTGGGGGTATAGACCAATCAAGATTAGTACAATTTGATACTTTAGACTACGACCCTTCAGACAAAGAATTTAGTATCAGTTCCGCCCCTTTCCCTTATGATGGGTTTGCACTTAGGGCAAATGGGAGCTACAATATCAAGTTACACATTATCATAGATGAACCCGCTATTGGTACAATTAATGTTGATTTTGTAAAAAGAGGAGTTAACCCACCTATTCAAACTAAGTCTATTGTTAATCCAAATAATGAAGCGGTTGATATAGAGTTAAACGGCTACGCTGCAAACGAAAGCGTTTATGAGGTTAGAGTAACAACCGCTGTGGGCGGCACGGCAATAACCATTAAGGCAGGAAGTTATTTTGAGATTATTTCGGGGAGTGAACCCATAAATGATGGGCAGCTAATACACTTAGCAGACCAAATGCCAGACCTTAAAATTAGAAACCTCTTTTTGTTAGAAGCAGTAAGGCAAAACGCTTTATTAATTACCAACGCCCAAACTAAGTACATTACCTATGTACCTTTCAATACCATAGCAGCACGCAAACCCTTTGCAAAAGATTGGAGTGATAAAGTGGATAGAGCCTACAAAATAAGTTATCAATTTAGGTTAAAAGAATACGCACAAACTAACTTTTTAAAATGGGCTGAGGGTTCAGATGATGACCCTATTTATAAAGCCAATAACGAACTAGGCAATAGTTCTTTTACAATAGCAGATGAAAACCTAAAACTAGAAGCAACAGCCTACGAAAGCAAATATGCTGCAAGTGGCATTTCTAATGTATTTACCGAGAGTGAACAATGTATTTTAATACCCAGATATTCAGGCTCAGGAACAAGCTACGATGAGCCAGACCTAGACCCAAAGTATAGAATTGCACAAGCAGAAGTTAATAATGATTTTCTAGTAACCATCACAGGAGAAACAGCACCCGCAAATCAAGCTAATCTAACCTTTAAGGATTTTGATACAGTCGTTTCTGAAAACTATACAGCTTTTACAGCAGCATTTGATAAAGCCAAGATATTGGAGTGTTATGTGAGGCTAGATGTAACGGACATTAATCAATTAGATATTACAGTTCCTGTATTCTTAGAAAAAGAATATTGGTTCATACTAGAAGTAAACCAATATCAGCAAGGAAAATCTACTAAAGTTAAACTATTAAGGTTGTGAATAAGGAGCAAGTAATATTAGAAATACAGTTTGATGGTGCTGACAAGGCATTGAAAGAAAATCAAGCTTTAGCAGCCGAACAAAAGAAACTCATTGAGCTAAATAAGCAACTTAAATCCGTTGGGAAAGAGAATAGCGACCAATATCAGAAGAACGCTTCGGATATAAGAGTCAATAGTAAGGTAATGCGTGAAAATAATCGTGTTATTGATGCTAACAATAGAGCCAATCAAGCTAATAAAGGTAGTATTACACAACTTAGGCAGCAGCTATCACAAGCAACGGTTGCTTATAATAATCTTAGTGCTTCCGAAAGAGATAATACAAAAGCAGGGCAAGACCTAAAGAAGCAGATTAAAAGCCAGTCTGATGAGTTAAAAAGACTTGAGGGCAATGTAGGAAACAATACTAGAAATGTAGGTAACTATCAAAGTGCCTTACAGGGCTTACCCGCACCATTGGCAGCAGCTACAACAGGAATACGAGCAATGACAACCGCTGCAAAAGCTTTTATAGCTACGCCATTAGGCTTAACCTTAGCAGCAATAGGCGCAGCGTTTGGGGCTGTTATAGCTTACCTTAAAGGAAGTGCAGAAGGTCAGGAAAGGTTGAATAAGGTAACTACATTCTTTAGTACTCTACTAGGTACAGTTATGGACTTAGTACGTGATGCAGGGGAATTGCTAGTTAATCTATTTTCCAACCCTAAAGAGGCATTGCTTGATTTTGGTAATCTAATAAAGCAGAATATTATAAACCGTTTTCAAGGCATATTAGAACTAATACCAAATTTAGGTAAGTCTATTAAATTACTTTTTAGCGGTCAATTTAGCGAAGCGGGAAAGGTAGCATTGGATAGTGTAGGGAAAGTAGTAACAGGGTTAGAGAGCGTTTCAGATACCGCCGTAAGCGCATTTGATGCTATAAAAGAAAAGGTAAAAGAAGTAGCTGAAGAAGTTGCAAAAGATACTAAGCAAGGGCAAGAACTGGCAGACCGCCAAAATGCTTTAAGAAGAAAAGAAATTGACTTACTGACTAGTAGGGCTAAGTTAGAAAGTGAGATTGCCGAAGCTCGACTGGATGCAAATGACAAAGAGAATAAGAGCGCAGCAGAAAGGTTAGCAGCTAGTGAAAAAGCACAAGAATTAACCAAACAGTTATTTGCAGAAGAAAAGACCATTGCAAAAGAAAGGTTAGCCCTAACACAATTAGAAAATAGTTTATCAGATAGTAAGCTTGAAGATTTAGAAAAAGAGGCACAGCTTAAAGCCGACTTAATACGATTAGACAAATCACAAGCAGACGGACTTAGAGAGTTGCAAGAAAAAGCAGTTAGTAATAGACTAGCTTTAGAAAAAGAAGAGGCTGACCGAATTAAAAAAGATGAAGCCGACAGAAAAGAAGCGCAAGAAAAGTTATTGGCAGAAACAGAAGAAACCACCACTAGGCTAATTGAACAAGAAAAGAACCGTTACCTAGAAGGTCAAATATCAAAAGAGCAATACGAACAATCGCTATTTGATATAGAGCTTGCGGGTTTATTATTAAGGGCGGATTTAGAGGCTGAATTTGGAGAAATGAGCCTTGCCACCCAAACCGAGATAACAGATGCTAAAATATCTCAGAAAGAAAGAGAAGTAAAAGCAAAGGAAGCACTTGACAAGTTAGAGATTGCCAACGAGCAAAGCAAGCAAGCAAGCATCGCTAATTCTTTAGCACAAGGTAAAGCCCTATTTAACAAAGATAGTGCTGCATACAAGGCTTTGGCTATTGCAGAAGCAACACAAAGCACCTATTTGGCAGCAAACAAAGCTTTAGCAGCATCGCCACCACCATTAAACTTTATAAACTCAGGTATTGCAATAGCGACGGGTATAGCCAATGTGGCTAAAATAGCAAGTGCTAATATTCCAAAACTTGAAAAAGGTGGTTTAATCCCAGTAGGGGGCAAGCCTCATAGTCAAGGTGGCACTAAATTCGTTGGCTCAGATGGTACTGCCTTTGAAGCAGAAGCAGAAGAAACTATTGCAGTTGTAAATAAAAATGCCAGGGGACACCTTGCAGCTTTAAGTAATGTTAATCAACTTACAGGGGGCGCAGCATTTGGAAACCCTAAAAACTATCTTAATGATGGTGGTATTGTGGCACGTAGCATTCAAAGTAATAGTAATAGAGGTATAGAAAGCGCAATAGGTTCATTAAAAAGTGATATTGCTGATTTACAGCTATTTGTTAGCGTTACGGATATTAATAATTCTCAATCTGACTTATCGGAAGTTCAGAACGTAGCCACCGTAACTGATTAATAGTTATATTTGTAGCTATGGCTTTTGTAGCACTATTTTTTATTCTTGTTTTTGTTTATTCCGTTTGGAAGAATGTAGAGCGCATCAAAAAAAATAGAAAAGAAAAGAAGCGTAACGTGTTCTATGATGAACAAATGGCTTACCAAAAAGAAGCAGAACAAATACTAACTGCTGAAAGGATGCATAATCAAAAGTACCCAGATGTACCTTTTGTTATAAGCGTAAAAAATAACCCCGTTCTTAATGAAATCAAAAGGCGGGAAAAAGAAATTGAAGACTCTTTCAATCAGTAGTTAGAATTTACCAAGTCTTCCCTAATTAAATTACGAAGGTATCCGCTTATATTGCGCCCTTCATCAAAGGCTTTGTTTTTCACTCTTTCCTTAGTTTCCTTATCTAAATCCAGAGAAACCCTTTTTACATTGCTCATACTGTAAAATTAAGTTGTGTAAAAATACACAATTCTAATTTAGTCTAAATAAAGATAAGCATTTTTGTTGTAATGAAAAGTGCGACTTTACACATTAATGGAAAGATTGGGGAAAAGCAACAAATCAATGCTTTACTTCAGGATGATGGGCTAACATTTTCAGCCAATGACTGTCGTAATTTTCTAAAAGAGAATAAAGACGCTGAAGAAATTGTTGCTGAAATATCTAGTGATGGTGGTTCAACTTCTCAAGGGTTTGAAATCTACGACCTTTTAAAGAACTCAGGTAAAAAAATTAAGACGATAGCGTATAAGACCAATAGTATTGCTTCTGTAATACAACTGGCTGCACCTATCGAAAACCGTTTTGTAAGCACTTCGGGTGGTGGTTATATTCATAACGCTTGGATGAGTCCTCAAGCTTTAGCGCACGTTCAGTTAAACTCAGTAGAGTTAGGAAAGCTTAAAGAGGAAACAGACGCTATGGATAACAAGCTTCTTAACCTTTATTGCTCAGAGTTAGGAGAAGATAAAAGAGAGGCTCTTAAAAACTATATGGCACAAGAAAAATTTTTAGATGCAAGCCTAATGATGGAGTTAGGTTTTGCCTCTGCCATATACTCACCTACTGTAAACATTGCAATTCCAGATTTAATTCTAAACCACATAACCAAAAATAAAATGTCAGAACAGAAAGAAGAAAGCTTTTGGAGAAAATCAATGAGCGAGAAAATTGACACGATTTTAAACTCAATGAAAAAACCTGAAGCTGTAAACCTAATAGAAGGCACAACCAAAGAAGGTCAAGCCGTAGTAGTAGAAGCTGAAGAAGGCGAAGATTGGCTAGGTAAAACTATCTACATAGTAGATGCAGACGGAAACCAAAGCCCTGCAACCGATGGTGAACACACATTTGAGGACGGCACTAAAGTAACGGTTGCTGAAGGTAAAATTGAAAGTGTTGAAAAAGCACCAGAAGAAGACGAAGCAATGGAAGCTTTAAAAGCTGAATTAGAAACTGCAAACGCCAAGAATAATGAGTTGCAAAACTCTTTAGATGAAGCGAAGAAAGTAAATGAAGAGGCGAAGGAGTCTTTACAGAACCTTAAAAAAGAGGTTTTAGCATTTAAGAAAAGTGTACCCGCCCCTGCTGAAGCTTCTCAAAATATCGAGACTCCAACAACTATGAGACAGGCGGTACTTAATATGACCAGAGAAAGAAAAACTAACTAACCAAAGACCAAGAAAATGGCAGATATTACATTAACCACAAACACCTACGCAGGGGAAGAATTAGAAAAGCTAATTGCCCGTGCCTTACTATCAAAAGATGGTATTGTTGAAAAAGGACTTGTTACCCCTTTATCAGAAATTAAGAAAAGAAAAGTATTACACAAAGCAGATATTGGCGTAGAGTTTCAAGACCCTGCTGCAACTTTCAATTCTCAATCTAGCGGATTAACACTAGATGAAGAGTATATAGACCCAGTTCCATATGAGGTAATGCTTCAAATGGATTACTCAAAATTACGAACCACTTGGCAGAGTATGAGACAAAGACCTGGTTCAATGAACGACTACGACCCAACACCAGATGTTGAGAGTTTTGCAGTTCAGTATATCACAGACCAGATAGGTATTGCCAATGAGCAGTTGTACCTACTTGGAAAGAGCGGAGTTACTCAAGCAACAGCTTCATTTACTGCTGCATATTTAGGATTGTATGGACGTTTTGAGGCGGGCTCTACTGTTAAGAAGTTATCAACTGCTAATTCAAGTGGAACTGCAACTATCTCAGGTATTACGACTGCTGCAAATGGGGTGGTAACAACTTCTGCTGCACACGGATTACAAACAGGAGAGGTTGTAACTATACTAGGGACTGGACAAGGTCAGCAAGTAGGTGGTGCAACTATTAACGGTCAATCCTTTCAAATAAGTGTACTGACTACTACAACTTTTGAATTAAACGCAACTACAACTGGTACAGCTTCAACTGAAGGAACTGTTGAGTTTATCGCAGCCGTTAATGTTATGGAGGCTCTGGATAACTTTTACAACAGTATTCCAGATAAGGTAAGAACATTACCAGATTTTAAAATGGTAGTGCCGTTACACGTGCAACGTGCTTATGCTAAAGCTCAAGCCACCGTAGCTAACGGTGCAGGAAGTTATTTTGTAGGAACTAAAGAAATGGATTACTTAGGTCAAAAGCTAACGGTTCTAAACCACGCTAAGCCAAACACGATTGGCGGATGGTCTCCTAGTAACGTAATGTTAGGATTTGATTTACTTGATGATGAGAACAACATCGAGACCGTAGATATGAGACAGACCACTCTTGACCAAGTATTCAGATACAAGGCGAGAATGAAGTCAGACATCAATTTCGTTTACGGTAATGAAATCACTTACCTAAGACCAGCATAATCAACTAACCAATAGAGGGGCTTTGTCCCCTCTTATAATATTCAATAAATGGCTTGTACAGATTTAACAGCAGGATTAGACCCCACTTGCGCAGCTTTGAAAAAAATAGGGGGTGTTGACCGTAGAGTTTGGATAGGAGAGCTTGAAGATATATCTGACCTAACTATTAGCGGACACGAAATAACAGCTATCACTTTAACTGAAACTAAAACCTTAAAGAAGTTTATCGGAAGGCGTGAAAAGAATAGCGCAGGGTTTGAAGTTGCGGTAGGCGAAAATGCAAATATCCGTACTCAAAATGTAAACCTTGTTTTATATCACAAGTTAGCTGCTGACAAAGCTGCCATTGATGAGCTTATTGATGTTGAGGGCGCATTTGTATTTGCAGAAGAAGCAAATGGGTCAATCACAGCTTGGGGAATAGACACCACGAACTACGAGAATTTCGGACTAAAATGTAGTGCAGGAACTGGAACAACAGGAACGGTTCTCAATGACCCTACGGCAAGCACTATTACATTGAGCGGTGGTCATACCAATATGGAATTAGTTTTTGATGAAAGTGCAACAACAGATGCCAACATCGCAGTTTTAGACGCATTATCAGCTTAATTATGGAAGATTTAAAGTACAGATTTAAAAAAGAGTACAGAGACAGTCAAATTCAATTAGCAGGACGTAGGGGGGCAATCACAAAAGACAGCCTTACCAACGAAACTGCTGAACTTCTTTTGAAGATTGATTGGTTAAAACACAATATTGAGCTAATTCCAGAAAAGGAAGAAATCTCAATCAGTCTTTCAGTTAAAGAGCTAAAACCTTTAATAGCTGAAGAAAACGACTCCAATGTTTTACAGTCTTTAATAGCTGAAGAAAACGAAGCCGAAAAGCCTAGAGCAAGCATTCTAAAGGCACTTAACAACCGATTAGCAGAGCTATCCGATAACGCATAAGCAAATATGAAAGTCTCACTATTTGAATTTGCAGCAAAGGCAAAGCGTGAGGTTTTCAACGCCATTGCTAACATTACTACTGAGCGTAGCTCTAAAAGGTTTAAGCTTGGAAGTAAAGATGACATTCCTAATGCAATCATTCGCAATGTTGTAAACTCAGGAACTGCCACCATTGGGCTAAAACGATTAGCCACCTTTATTGAAGGGGATGGGTTTTCAAACGAAACACTAGCAAATGAAAAGGCTAACAAAACCCAAAACTTTGACCAATTATTAAATGATGTTTCTTTAAATGCAGCCTACTTTGAAGGGGTGGCATTACGAGTGTTTTTTAATAATTCAGGAGAGGTTGCACAAATTCAAAACGTACAATGGCAAAAACTCAGACCTAAAGAAGATGGTAGTTGGGTGTTCAATGAGTTAATGGGTGAGTCTCTATATCAAAAAAGGGATGATTTAGTATTACTTCCTTTTGAGCCAGACCTTGCAAAAAGAAAGGTTCAATTTGAGAAAGACCTTAAAGACCATAAAGGCAAGCAAGCGGGACAGATTATAACCCTTTTCAATAAAGGGATGGGCTTGTATTATGATAAGTTTCCTATTCCTTCCTACTACTCTGGAATAGAAGATATACAAAGCGATGGCGGTATTTCTAAGCTTGAAAACAGAAATATCAAAAAAGGTTGGCGTGCAAATATGGTCATATCTACTGGAAAGATAGATAACGAGCTTCAAGACGAAGATGGACATACTGACAAGGATTACTTTGATGCTATGCTAAATGGTTTTACTGGGGAAGATGCTAGTAGCATTTTGCATTTAGAAGGCGAAACACCAGAAGATAAACCACAAATCACGGTGTTGAACATCGCTGAAATGTTGGATGCTACTGATAAAGCTACTGAAAGACTAGCTACAAAGGTTTGTAGGTTAATAGGAGTGCCACCAGTTTTAATTGGAATTGAGACCCCTGGTAAGCTAGGTGACAATCAAGCGTTGGTAAATCAAATGAAGCTTTTTAACCTGACAGTTAATAGACTTCAAAGAATGATTAGCGGGGCTTTGAATGTAGCCTTTCCAGATAAAGACTTTTCAATTAAGAGCTTAAGCCTATTCGACAATATTCCAGATTGGGTATTACAGAAGCTTACAGATGATGAGATAAGAACCATTTACGAACTCCCTAAAAAAGAAGAAGGTGTTAGTATCGAAGAGTGATTTTTCAAGCTATATAGCGGGATGGAGTACCAATATTGAAGAGGCGCAAGTAAATGCTCATATTACTAATGCAGAACTGTACGACCTACGGCCCAAGCTGACACAAGCACTTTATACAGCGTTAAGCATTCCAGGAGTAGAGCTAACAACCTTTTTAGATACCTACGTAAAGCCTGCTTTATGCTTAATGGCATACGCAAGGTTTTTAGCTTCTCACGGTAGAAATATTAGCCAGTTCGGACTCACAGAATTAACAGACCCGCAAGGAACTTTTAATCCTTTAACAGAGGAAAGCAGAGGCGTGCTTATCGAGCAGGCTAAATATGACAGAAGTGTAAGGGTTACGGATATGATGAATGCTTTAGAAGTGGCTAATTGGACTTTTGACGGTACTACATATCAAGAAACTGAAAGCGTGCGAAAAAGAAAGTTTGGAATTAGCGGGGTTAGAACAATAAAACAAATACAAGATGGCATTAACTAAGCAGCAACTACTTGATTTGAATAGCACCCTATTGGCTAGTAATAAGCCTATAACTGCCGAAAATCATAGAGATTTTAACATTCAGTTTATAGAAGCAATTTTTGTAGCCGTTGCAGGAATGAACGCTAAAGGAATTACACTAAGCGGAACGACCTATCAAGATGATGATTTAATAGGCAAAGAGTTAAAAGACTTTTTAATACTAGGAAACGGAACGGAACTAACTCAACAAGGGGCAACATTCGACAGTATTACAGGAACTATAACCTTCCCTTTCTCACTACCTAACACAACAGCGAAATTATGGATACTACCAAGCTAATATTACTATTTATTTTGGCTTCATTCGGGGCTAGTGCGCAATGGTTTGAAAATGGAAACCCAACCTATTTTACTGAGGGTGTTAGGGCTGAGTATTTTGTAGATGCTAATGGAGATACTATACAAATTGGCGGGGGTGGTTCTTTAGACAGCTTAGTTAATGGAAAGAACCCTATTACCTTAGATGTTGATGGATTTGAGGGTCTCAATGCAAATACCAATGATATTGCAAACTGGATAGATAGCATATTCTATCCTTCACAAGTTCCAACGGCAAGCTTAACGGCTACTTATGATGGCTCAACAGCTAGTTCTTTTACAATAGAAAGAATGGCAAGCGGTTCTGACTTATCCGTAACTTTAAACTGGACAGCGGGTCGCCAAGAAGCTACACAAGACTTATCTACTATTGTAGCAGGTGGGGTCAATCAAGCATTTGTCAACCCAAATGCAGGGGCTTCAACTAATGGGACACAAGCCGTTGATTTAGTAAGAAATTCAAATACTACCTATAACCTAACAGTTACCACCGCTGACGGAAAAACAGCAAGTGATAACGTGCCTTTTGTATTCCGAGACTATCGGTATTGGGGCTTTACTAATCAATCTCCAACGGATGGAGAAGTGCAAGGGTTGAGCAAGGAGTTTATCACTAGCAGAACTAAAAGCGAAACAACCTCAAATAATAGTAGCCCCTTATATTTTGTAATTGCCTTTCCTGAAAGCTTTGACCCTACTAATGTTTCTCAAATATGGGTAGGGGGCTTAAACTCAACAGGCGCATTTAATCGAACTGTAAGCGACTTTACTAACGCTTCAGGTGCAACCACTTCTTACATATTCTACATTTCTAAGAGCATACAAAACGGCTCTATAACCTTTGAGATACGATGAAAAAACTTTTAGTATTACTTCTGTTTCCGACCTTACTAATTGGGCAAGTAACCAATAAAAGAACAGGCTTGTCTTATGCTACCATTCAAGAAGCTATTGATGTACTATTTACAGGCGGAACTTTAGACTTCTCAGATACTTTGGATGTAGCAAACGGCACTTATCCAAGAGTGGAAATGATAGCGGATTTTGGGCTAGATATGAATGGTTACGAACTATGGATAATTGGAACAGGGTCAAGTGCTATTATAGATGGTGGAGACAGTGTAAGCTCTTTAATACGATTAAGTGAAATTTCGGGTACGCATTGGGAAAGTCTGACTTTACAAAATGGTGACCCATTGGGAGAGGATGGGGCTTTAATATATATTACAGGGGATAATGCGGGTGCTTCAAGCAAAACAAAGAATAACACCTTTACGAACTTAGTTGTTCAGTATGGGTATGTTGGATTTAGAATGATTAACCACACCGACACAACCATATTCCAAAGCTGTATTTGGTCAGACTTAAGTTATGGAGCGTACAGGGTTGGTTCGCCAGACGCAAATAGAGATAGTATTTTCAACTTATGGATTTTAAATAACACGTTTAGTACTGCGGACACCGCACCAAATGGAGAAGGGTCAACTCACGGTCTTTTTAAAGATACTAAAGGTCTAAGAGTAGAAGATTGCTTTTTTGATGTAAGCACAAGAAATGCCTTATCAATTAACACCTCTTACAATTTTGATATTCTAAGAAATGAGTTTAGAGGTTCGGGAACTGGTAATCAAGACAACCCTGCTTCTATTATTTATGTTTCTGAGGCTTCCCCTTTAGGAGATGGCTACGCCAACATCATCAATAACAAGATGATTAACAATCAAGGCGAAATGCTAAGGATTGAGGCAATAGATACTCTGAGAGTTTATAGTAATACAATGATTGACAAGGGTCGAATTAGAAACCGTTCGTATGTTAATACCTTGGTAGATATAGGTTATTTAGAATGGTATAATAACGTGTTGTATTCCGACACCTCTTTAACAGTTGCGATTAACAATATTTACGGAACTCCTGACTTAGTACCTGACACTAATTTCTTTGCGGACTATAACGACTATCACCATAACTGGAACCCTTCACGTAGGGTATGGAATGGAGAGGGTGCGCTAAGTGGTTATAGTGAGGCTTTGGATAATATTCAAGCTACGGGTCAAGAAGCGAACTCTAACTATTACGACCACACTTTTATCAATGATAGTGCAATAGGCTTTAGATTAAATGACCTACCTAATATATTAACCAACCCTGTAAACTGGCATTTAAAAACATTAGCAGTTGATGGGTTTGAAAGTAAAGCACGTAAAACAGGAAACCAGTCTAAAATGCCTGAACTGGATAACAGAAGATATACAAGGGCGGACACCTCAGATTTAGGGGCTTACGATATGAGTGGAATACCACCAATAGAACCTACCCTTGCTTTTAATGTGTACCTAAACGATGTTTTACAGTCAGAAGCTTTTGCGGTTGAAGATGGGGACACCGTTACCTTAATTGATGTAAGTACCGATATAACAAACCGAACCTTTCAAATTATCAATGATAATCTGGCAGAATTTTCAAGCAATGATAGTGTGTATGATTTTCCTGTTACTTCAGCACAAAACAAAAAGAGCTATACCCTAAGAATGATAGGCTCTAACTCTGAGACTGACTTTCAAGGAAATATTGAAAAGATTAATTGGATGGTGGGAGCAACGCCGCCTGTAATAATTGGTCAGGCTGCTAATCAAGATGTGAGCGCAGGGGAAACAGTTAATCTGTATGTTACCGATACTGGAAGTTTCCCAAATCGAACCATACAATGGCAAGTAAATACAGGCTTAGGTTATGTTGATGTTTCAGGGGCTACGGATAGTACCTATTCTTTTGTTGCTGAAAGCTCACAAGATGGGGACTTATTTAGAGCGATAGTTTCAAATTTAAGTAGTTCAGATACCACCACCGATATTTTAGTAGAAGTAGAAGCGGTTGATTTTCCTCCAGTAATTACAGCGCAACCCCAAAATTCTAGCGTTTTCGAGGGTGGTACGGTGGTTTTTAGTGTTACAGCAACAGGAAGTCCCGCATTTACCTACCAATGGCAAATAGACACGGTTGGGTCATTTGAAGACATCACAGGGGCTACAAATCAGTCTTATAGTAAAGTAGTGGCATTATCGGATAGCGGGCAAGCCTTTAGGGTCATTGTATCTAATACCGTTGGCAATACCTTTTCAAATACAGCTTACGCTATTGTTAGCCGTCAATCAATAGATACTAATGATGCGGATGGGGTTAAGGTGATAGACCAAATAGTACCTAACTCTCCTTTAGATGCTTATCCTACTCATAATGACCAATATGGCAAGGGTGGTTGGCGAAGTGTAGAAACCATAGCGGAGCGTAATAGCATTACAACGGATAGGCGCAGGGTGGGGATGGTTGTATTTGTGAGCGATAGCGCCACAGAATACCAACTAATAAGCGGCATTACCAATTCAGATTGGCAAGAACTACTTGACCCGCCAACTGATACTACTAATATAAGCGCAAGAATAACAGCTAACTATGACACTTTAGGGCTACACTTAATTAGGTTAAATAATATAGATGATACCACCACCGCTTTAAGAAGCGATATTAATAATATCCCTCAAGTTGATACGAATAGCCTAAGTGATAGAATAGATGTCAATACAGATAGTATTGTAATACATAGAAGCGAACTCAACGCATTAATTGACAGTATTATTTCGGTTAAATTACTAATAGCTAATCAGGGGTTGAATGATGTGATAGAAAATGACTCAAGCGCAACACATACAGCCGTATTTAAAAAGACTCAGCACGAAGAAATATTAATAAACGGGTTCTTTTTTAACGAAAACCTATTTACACTAAGAACCCCTAATGGCGGTAACAATGTAGGTTTTAGGTTGGAAAACTCAGCAGATGGAAACTACAGTTGGGCTTTAGATAGGTTAAACGGGGGTGTTTTTACCATACGATATAGCTTAGGTTATCCATACGGTGAAGGTGGAACGATAACACCTTTCACAATAGACCCTCTTAATTTTGGGCTAGTTGATATTAACTTCGGTTTAGACTTAACGGGCGATTTAACTATGTCGGGCTATATCAAGCCTTTTACCTCTACGGATGCAGCAGCACCTAACAATTCAATTTATTATTCATCAGACCAATCTAAGCTAGTCTATAAGGACGGTGCAGGAGTGGTTAATAATCTCTACTAAATGTATTTACTAAACACTTTTTTAGGTTTTTTAATAGCACAAATTTACGATGTGTTAAGACGTGAAAGGGCAAGCCACGCTTCGCCACAAGCATTTGGCCCCGTTTTCTTTTTTAAAGATAATTGGGTAAAAATAGTGTTATCTTTAGTACTTTCTTTTGCTTTAAGTTTAGCAATACACTTAAACACGCCCGAAGTTGAAAAGCTAGTAGTTGCAGATTTTGAAGTAAACAACCTTATTTACTTAGTGGTGGGTGCTGTTCCTGAATTAGTCCTACAATACTTCAAAAGAAAGGGTAGTTTTTTGCAACCAAAGCAAGTTGACAACTTCAAGCGCAAGTGATAGCCATTCCTAACATATTAATACTGTTCTTAATCAACTTCTTTAATGAAGCTGAAGACAGAAGTGTAAGGGATAGGTGGAAAAAACCATTTTTAGGTTTGAGTACACACTTTCTAAACTCTGAGACGGGGCATATATGGAGACAGGATAGGCATTGGGTTTGGAAAACTTTATTGATTGGGCTTACAGATGGGGAGCATTTATTTCAATCCTGTAAGAAGTGGTGCATTATAGCCCTGGTTACTATGCTATCCGTTCAAATTGTAGAAGCAGAATACTATTTGATTTTAGGCTTTGAAATCGCTGTTTGGAAAGTGCTACTTATCCAAGCCTATGTAGGTATCAACTTATTCAATTTACCTAAAGAACTAATATTAAAAGATTGGCAATGAAACTACACTTTAAGCCTTCAGAATTTAATATCTCAGGAGAACCCATTCCTGAAGATGTAGCGGATAAAATACAAGAGTACCATATAATCCCACTTCAAAAAGTTAGAGATACGCACGGTCAACCTATCTACGTGAGTAAAAATAGTGGTTATAGGTCGCCTGAATGGGAAAAAAGCAAAGGAAGAAGCGGGAATAGTCAGCACACCTTTAAAGGCAACGGTGCGGTTGATTTAACGAGTGATGATTTAGATAGGCTTCAACAAGACCTTATAGAACACTCTCCTTATAAAAGAATATGTAGGTACAACAGCTTTATACATTGCGACTACAAAGGCAATGAAAGGATATTGTACAAGTATGATAACGGTTGGAAAAGAGTAAAGAGTCTTGATTAAGTGGATTAA